CCCTTTTCCTCCCCGTGTTTCTCTTCTCACATCCGCTCGAAAACTAGCTTATCATACTCGTCAACCCTAAAATCCACATTCTGAGGTTTCCACTCGTGAAAAGTCCGTCGCATGCGATACGCTGGAAACCCACTACTAAACAACTCATCGGGCAAAACAAGTTTCTTCGACCATTGATGTATAAAACGAGGACCATTACGACGAATAACATCTTCAAAAGTCTGAATTGGAGTTCGACGATCAATCTCTGTCAGCCTATCATACAAAAAAGACAAACATTTGTATGAAACAGGGTTAGTAAACTGGGAGTCCCACGCCTGCCCCACTACACTCAGAATGAGATCAGGCACATATTCAGTCTTGGGTGCTAAAGCTTTCTGAAGCGAATCAGAAGTGGGCTTAAAAGGTAAAACAGGCAACTCGCCATCATCTCCACAAATAAAATAACGACGCAAGAATTTTGGCCCTGCATGAACGAGCTCGCCAGTAACACGATTCCAGGTTGAGAGAAAGACATCATGCGACAGAATATCCTGTATTTCCATATGCATGTACTTCTTCAAACACGCAGCAAAAAGAGTTTCATTAAGAATATCAGATACGCGCTTAGGACAACACCATAAATGATCGTCTCCATAAACGCATATACGAATATAACCACGCTTCAAACACTCTAAAATATACTGAGCCCGCATAGGATATATAGTCATAGTATCAACTATATATATACAAAAGCACAATGCAGTAATCCACGATCCAGCATGAGACGTCTCTTTACCTCCAGAATACAAGACACCCACAATAATTTGCCAAACACCACCAACATGAACAGTGGGCTTGCAAACCATGTTTATAAGAGCTTCAGCATTAGCGCGAAGAAACAACATTTTCTCACCAGACGCCATTATTATCATAATCATAATAACGCATATTTGCTGCTTGATAAAAGGACAAAAGCCAATCAACTATATGCTTATCATGGTGCTGGAAATCACCTTCATGCCAGGTCATATTCTTAACATCATAATGTAAGTATCTAGCAAAATCGTAAGCTCCTCCAAACCACCAACTACGACCAATATTAATGACTGGCCCGCGCTCAATCTTAATCCTAGGACCATTTATCCACGTCGAATGAACCTGATGTAACGTGTTGGTTATAAAGAAAACGCGCTTCTTGCGATGTATATTATCTAAATCCTTGACCATACACCCATACTTGCACCGACGCTCCACTTTCACTTTATTGATGCAATACGACGGAAGATGGACTACTTCACCTGACATGGTTTTACGAACCCAATCGAAATGCTGACGGATCGCTGGCTCAACCTGCTCCGCCTTCATACCCATCACTGACTTGACAACGGGAGTACCCTCAATATTCCCAACAACAGTTTGCGGACCAGGACGAATCCC